AGCAATCTTATCAATAACCTTTTTTAAGACATTTATCGGAGGAACCCTGTCTTTTGCTTGATTAAATGCTCCTTCTGATAAGGTCGATTTTAAAACCTGAATGATATACCCATAAAGATTACCCTCATAGACGTCGAGTAATTGGTAATTCAGGTGAAAGAAACTCTGGTGATGTTCATAGGTTTTAAGGATCAATTTAATATGATCTGAAATTTTTATCATAGCTGAATTACTCCGGAAGGTTTGCGTGATTCACATGCCCATTGCCAATAGATGTCATAGCCGGCGGCATCGGCTTTATGTCCTAAATTTCCATCATCTGAAGGTATACGACCGTCAAGTTTCTGACCAGATAAATCCCTGATCAAATCCTTACACGACGGATCGACCTCTACCCGTGGAGCGCCTTTGAGCGGCTTTAACCACCCATTGAATATCTTAACACGATCGATAATCGGCGGGTTAGCACCCATGACCTCATATTTATACTTGAACCCATACTCATTCAAGCAATCGAAGACATATTGATAATCTGTGCGGCCCGTTTTAGAGGTGCGGTTATTGCCGGTCGCATCACCGCGAATCTTGAGAGAAAGTTTCTCTGCATCGTTTTTGTAATCTTCACAAAATGCGTGAATTGTTCGCTCTGTTGATGAGTCGTTAAAAGAATATTCTCTTTTGTAATGCATCCGCTCACCATAATATTGCGATAAGAGAAGAGTCGTAGGGTTGACGTTAAAGTCGAAACACAGATGCAGGTTCAGATCATAATTGATGGGTGATTGCTGCTTGATGTGTATGTTGTCATCCCAATTATAGTAAGCGAGGGCGTCATAGGTTTCCCACGTCGCCATGTATTCTTGGCGGAACGAGCGCTCATCAAGATCGCGTTTCGCCTCTTCGATTTCAAGCGGGTCGATCCATGGATTATCGAGTGTGATCCAATGGTGGTATTGCCATCCGGGCTTGCCGAGATTTTCGTGGAAGAAATCATATGCGTCCGAATGCTTACCGTCGGGTGTGGTGCCGAAGTCTGCTGTTCCCTTCAAATCCGATAATGCAGGTCGTACTGCTTTCCAAATATCTTTAAGGGGTTTCGTGAAGTATGCGATTTCGTCGAATCCGACATCCCATAGCTTGTGTCCACGTACGCGATCGATCTTCTCAGCACCGATTACGAATAGTTTACGATTCTGCGGAAGGCGGAAATATTTTTCTGCGATCTTCGGCTTGAATTGCCAGTTGAGTTCTACGAATCGATTTTGGAAATAATCCCAAACGAGATCTTTCGCATGCTGCAGAGTGGGTCCGATGTAGACGATCTCAGCACCTGGAGGGGATGCAGCAACCCGCTTGAGGCGGCGTTCTGCCATTCCGATGGTCTTACCGCCGCGGCGTCCGGCTAAAACGCAATTATATCGTGAGGGTGATTGGTAGAAGGTGTATTGTTTTTCGTTTCTCATTTACTCGAAAGACTTGAGCGGCACGAAGTCGAAGTCACCGGTGAGCGCCACTTGCTCGCCATAAGTGTCCCTAAAGCGGCACTTCATTAGGAAAATAATCAAGGTAGTATTAGGCTTTAGCGTCTCGTTGTTGACTTTCATTGGGATTCCGAGTGATGCTTGTCTTAACACCCTTTCCCAAAACGATTGAGTCGCTTTCTCTGCCTTTTTTTTAGCACCATTAAATTCAGGATGTTTCTTCGACCAAGCTAAAAGCGTTTCATAATCAACACCTATTTCCGCAGCGAACTGAACGAAAGTATTACCCTGCGCCATATATTTGACGATGTCGTCGCAATACTCTGGACGATATTTTGATGGTCTGCCTACGGGGTTACTCATTAACTATGAGTATAACAAAAACCTCACATATACAATATGTGAGGTTCTTTTAATGTGAGAGTTGAATAGCTAAGGAGTTTTTAGTTTAGCAGATTTAACCAACCCGTGCTTTCTGATTCGCAATTTTATGTCGCACCTCGGGGTCTGTTCCCCGATAAACCGAAATGTTCGTAGATTTATTAAGCGATCCGTCATTAAAGCCCAAATACTTCTCGGGCTCTTCTTGCTCGATTGAGCATGCATCGCATTGATCCCCAAATCCGCGTCGCGCGCGTTTAGATGTAAATTCATCCCCGCAATCTCTGCAAATCATTGATAATTCTCCCCTTTATCGATTTTTCTAGGATCGTTTTCTAATCGATTTTGACAGAAAAATATACGCTTAAAACGGCCTATAAAACTAATTATTGACATGATTCCTCCGATAAGATATAGGCACGCTGAAACCAATGGGGATAAATTTCAATGATATTCGATATTTACAAAGAAATTAAGAAAGAAAGCATCACGAGCCTTCACCGGAGGAAATTCACGCATCGCGATTGGGAATTGATCATAAATTTTCTGACCGATACCACGAATCTAGATCCGAATGATCGCCAGACCATGATCAATCGCCTATTCCTTGATCACCCTGATAAACCGAAGAATTGGTTATTAATTCTCGAATTCTTGCAATTCATTAATTCGCGCGATTATCGCGAAAAAAATCCTGAGAATCTCAACGCGCGACCTGATGATATTAATTACTACCTGAGACCGATTAAAGCCTAATCCGCATATTTACAGAATCTGGGTTTTTCTGATTCTGCGTCACGATTTCTGATCCCCATTTAGCTTGCAGCGCTGCCTTCTGCTGACTCTCGAACTCATCGGTGCGGTAGGTCTGACATCCGCCTTTGAGGTCGAAATGATCGCATTGGTAATTTAGAAAATTCGCGCGCATCGCCATGCCGTGTTTATTGAGCACTTGAAGGAAGAGGTCATAATCTTCCTTCAACGGGAGATTCTCATCATACCGCACGTCTAAACCCAGCGAGGCTGAGAACGGGCCGAGGATGGGGCGATTGAACGAGTAGGGCATATTCTGTGAATAACTCATCGGGTCATGATTGAGATTCATTCCCCATAGCTTGATGCCGAGATCCTCGCAGATTCCGAAATTGGTAAGTAGCACTTCCTCGAGTTCTTCGACTGATAACTTTTTAAGCAGACGCTTAACGGTCCAATTAAAGCAGGTGATGTCATCATCGACCTGCACAATATTTGCACAATCCGCATGATCAAGGATCCAATTGCGCGTGTTCGCGATATTCGACACCGCACCGGCGGGGATCACCTTCAACTTCACGCCCAGCGCCCTATAAGCCTCCTGCTCCTCTTCTCTGACCACATATGAGAACTTATCGGGGTTGAAGAGTAAATGCGTCCTAGCGACGTCTGAGCGCTTGTAGGAGGGGCTATAAATGATGAAGTCGGTCATAGCTTGAGATTTTCGAATCTAACCGCGCGTCCGAGTCCGGTTCGCCAGAACTTTGCATTCTCGGTCGGTGAGATGTTCAGGTTTACGCGCGCGACGCCAAATCGCTCACACGCGGCCTTGAAGGATTCTTTATTCTCGAACATCACGACCAGGTAGCAGTCAGAGGGTTTGAGCTCGTCGGTCATCTCTAGCTCCGGATCCGGTGCCTTGATGCTGTCATCTTCCTCATCAAATTTGAAATCGCCATCGGAAAATCCGATATCAGCAATGTTGAAATCGCCCATCTCAAGTGCTGCAAGGCTTTCTTGGAGGACCCCTAGATCCCATTCTGCGAGTTCTGCGGTGCGGTTATCCGCGAGCGCAAAGGCGGATTGCATAAAGTCGTCTAGCTCGGACACGACCGCATTGATTTCTTTCCATCCGAGTTCTTTCGCCGCGGCAGCGGTGCCATTGCCTGCGATGATTAAATTTTTAGCATTTACGACAATCGGCTTTTGCTTTCCGAATTTGGTAAGTGAACCCTTAATCGCGTCTAGGTTCTTGGTTGAATGCTTTCGCGCGTTATTTGGATCAAATACCAAATCCGCGATTTGAACCTTAACGACATTCATTTATTTTCCTCTCAAACTCGGCGAGCGAAGGGAATGACCCTAGGGGTCGCTCGTCCGCTGAAAACGCAAGGCAAGCGATTTTAACCGCCTTCAGACCGTGTTTACCAAGCCCTTCGATGAGAGTTCTGATCTCAGACTCCTGGAGCGAATACTTCAAATCCGCCGCTAAACTGTAGAATGCTCGCATAAATATCCCCGACATGTCCATAACCGCACCTTATTCGAATTGATTTTCACAAAACTATAACGTTAAAGGGCGTTAATTCGCAAACGGAATCAACGCCCTTCTGTGGCGCGTGCTTAATCTTGTCGAGGGATTAGGCAAGCCGCAGATTACCTGAGCTGTTCAATTTCGCAACTCAAAAGATGCCTATTAAATTTTATACACACTCGAAAGATTAAATATTATGCAATCTGTGGATAACTCTTTGTACATATTTTAAACACCTCTTGAGGCTCAACGACTCTAGCAGCTCTAGCAGCCTCTAGCAGGCAGTGCTAGAGCCCAACCCCTTGCGCCCCAACATCTCTAGCAATCTATCAATATTTATCTAAATAAAGATATATATATAGTATTGTATTTATGAGTGTGTACACATACGCGCATAGGGGTATCGTTTTTCTGCTAGAATTGCTAGAAGTGATAGAGTCTTAGAGGCTCAAGGGTTTGGCTTGCTAGAGGTAGTGCTAGAGGATGCTAGAGGCTTGAATTTATTTGAATAATCCTAATGGAAGTGAAAACATTCTCAGGTTCTGCCGGTCTTCTCCGCTCCAGAATTGTTTCTTAGATGCAGATGCTCCCGGCAATCGCAGAAGAGTCGCTTTATAGCAATTCTCCCAGCGCGTCCCTCGGAAAATATATTTCTGAAGTGATGCATGGTTATTTGCAATATAAACGATTTGATTCTTCTCATCTACAATAATGCCATAATTCTTCAGGTAATCAATCGATACCTGGCAAGTGCCTTGAATGATTTCACCTATTGTCTGTTCAGCGCGCGCGCCGTTCTGTGCCATGATCGAGACTTTGGTGGTTTTCAGATAATTAAGCCCCTCGAATTCATCTGCATCAAGGGCCTCTTCTTTAAGATTCACGAATCCGAGTTCTTCGATCACTTCGCGCGCAACCGCACGATTGATCGGATTATCAGAAAACAGCGAATACCATGCTCCTAGCAGCATACCGTGCTGCTGACCGAACCGCTGCGAGATCAACCCCGCTAGCTCATCTGAAAAAATCTCATAATTCGCAAGGATCGTAGGCAGCATCTTTACAGAGCGCGCGAAAAGGCGCTCACCATATTCATTTGTTATATTTTTGAGCACTTCTTTAAATTGCGCCCAATGATCCTTGTCATTTCCGTGCGGTTTCAATTCGAGCACCGAGAACCTAGATCGATCTGCATCATTTGTAAGCACCACGCGTACGCTGCTTACTAAAGAGGCAAATGAGAGTTGATATCTGTCTGCGGTTCCGCCCGAAGATCCTTTTATGATCACGCCTTCGGTGAACGACCAAGTCTGCCTCAGCAGATCCACGAGCGATTGTACGCGCGCCTTACTCGTGGCATCGTCAAGCGTCTCGAATTCATCGAAA